AGAGCGCCCACGTCAGGAAATCTTTCGGCGGGCCGCCGCCGATCGCGCCGCCGAGCATGCCCCCGCTGGGGTTCCGCTTCGCATACTCCGCAAACACCGACTCGAATCCGCCCTGATACGTGATGTTGCCCGTATTGATCGGGATACTCGCGCCGGGCGACTTCTGATCCATGCCCGGCGCCACTTTCGCCGCTTCCGTGACACTGCGAAACACGGTGTCCAGTTTTTCGATCTTCGGCACGATGGCATCGGCCGCCCCGCCCGTGAGTTCGAGCATGGTTTTGAACTGATCGCCATTCTCCGCCGCCACCGCAAACTGTGGCCCAACCGTCCGCATCCACGTATCCAGGGATTGCGTCGCGGGTTCGAGGGCGGCCATCGTGGCGATCTGTTCCTTGTAGGCCTTATCGAGTGCGTTGATCTGAATCGTCGAGAGGTTCCCCGCGGTCGCGATCGTCGTCAGGGATTGCCCCATCGCGATATAGGCGGTCGCGGCCGCGGCCGCGGCCGGCTCGATTGTTTTGAGCGTGTCGCGCCAGCCGCCGCCGGCTTGATTGAGTTCGAGTTGCGCCGCGGCCACCTTCTTGATCTGCGCGTCTTCCGCTTCGTGCCACTTGGCGAGGACCGCCGCGTTTTCTTTCACGCGCGTGGTGTAATACTCGATCGCCTCCCGGCTCATCCCGTAGTGCTGCGCCAGTTGCGCCACGGTCGACGAGTGGTTTTTGAGTTCCGCCGCGATTTGCGGCATATCCGCCTTGTGCGCCGTGATCTCGCGGTTCCAATCGGCGACACGTTGCGCGCCCGTGTTGAAGCTCTCGGCGAGTTCGCGATTATGCGTCTTGATAATCTGCATCGCGATGTCGAAGTCTTTAATCTCCCGGCCGGCGATCTGTGTGGCGCGGGTCAGCACGTCCATGCCCGCCGCCGCGCGTTCTGCCGTGAAGCCCGACCACGAATCGACCACACCCTCAATCGCTTTGTCGAGCCCGAAAAACGCCATCGTCATCTTCGTGAGTTCGTAGGTCGCGACGCCGACACTACCCGCGAGCCCGAGCGACCCCCACAACCCCAATTTCTCAAACGTGAGCCCCGACACGTTACCGAGTTCCCGCAACGCCTGAATCTGCGGCCCAATATGGACACCAAACGCGCCCAAGATTTTGTCGGCCCCACTGAGCCCTTGGCTAAACTCGCCGATCGCGTTATCGGCGTGGCCCGATGCCCCTTCAAACTCAAACATCTTGACTTTGGCTTTGTCGATTTCAAAAAAGAAATCGGAAAAGTCGGCCGTCATCACGCCGGAGAGTTGCGCCATTTAGGCCTCCGCTTTCTCCGCGTGGAGATCCTCGAGCAGCACGTCATAGACTTCGCGCGGCAACGACCGCACGTCGTCGTAACTCATCCCCATAATTTTGCAGAGGGCGAGATCGGTTCTCATGCGGGCGCGGGCTCCGGGATCGTTTTTTTTTCCTCGACCGCCCGCCGATTCGCGCGCACGTGCGGCGCGAGCGCCTCGACGATCTCGTCCATCGTCGCCGTGTCGAGATTCCGTAGTGTGGCCCGCCGTTCGTCGAGCGATTGCATCGGGCTATACGGGATCGGTTCGTTGCCCGCGCCGACAAACGACCAGCCGACGAGATACGCGAGGATGACGGGCAGCGTCCGCGGCGGGGGTTCGGCTTCGAGATCCAGCCCTTCGCCCGCGTTGAGTTCTTTTTTCACGGTGATGAAATCGCCGTCCGAGAGCGGTAACCGCACAGACTCGGGCGTGACCATCCGACAGCGGCCCATGACACTCGCCTCCTATTGTTCCGGGGATCCCAAGCGCGCCCACACGTTCGTTTCGCCGATGGAGATCTCGCGCACCGGGAAGGCCCAGTAGCCACCCGCGCGCGGCGCCGTAAACAAGAGCGGCGCCTGGCGGGCTTGGAATTTATCCACGTGCGCGATCGTCGCGGTCAGCGTCCACACGGGATCCGCTTGTGAGCGGGCCACCCGCCACGATCGCAGCTCGACCGCGACGCCATGCCCCCACAGGATCGCCCCCGCGGTGCCCGTGACCGTGAGCGAATCGAACACGCGGCCCTATGCGTGAATGCCGGCGACCCAGGCGGTCCCGTTCCAATTACATTTGCTCGCGTCGCCGAGCAGCATGTATTGGCCGGTCACCCAGTTCGTGGCCGGGTTGGCTGTTTTCCCCGTCATCGCCGCGAGATTCGCCGGGGCCGCGGCGCCCGCCGGCGTGAACGTGCCGGGCGTGCCGGCCGTCGCGCCCGTCGCAACCACGACGGGCTTCATCGCGAAGGCGCCGGCCGCTTTCCAGTTGCCCGAGATTTTCGGCGCCTGGAGACTCGCGTCGATACTGGCGTCCAGATACGCGAGGCCCGACCAGGCATAGGTGGGTTCCGTGCTGTTCGGCACGAGCTCGAGTTCTTGCAAATTCCAGAATCCGGCAAGCGAGCCTTCGCTATTGCGGAGGCCCGGCACATACACCCGATTTGTATCTTGGAAGCAGGTCACATCTTCGAATTCGGTTTTAAAATCCCCGGTCCAGGCGTTCAGCGAAATGATCGGCACCGCCGTCACGCCCGCCTGATCCCACTTCACCTGTCCATAGCGCCCCGTTAGAATTGCCATCCTGCACGCCCTTTCGTTAGTTGTGTCGCGGTCATCGCTTAGGCATCGAGCGTCACGATGAGCCCCGTCGATCGAATCAGGTCAGCCAGCTTCAGATACATCGCGCGCCGATAGCGGACCATCGCGGGAATAAACACCTCCGCCGGCCGCCCCTTCCGAGAAAACATAATGCCGCGCTTCGCCTTCTGCTTCGTTTCGCGAACGCGTGTCAGTTCGTCGGCGTGCTCGAACCACCAGCCGTGCGGGGCACTACTGCGGACTTGCGCCGCCACGCCATACGGCCCGATCTCCTGCACCGTCACCTTCACGCCCTTTTTGAGCTTGCCCGTCGGCCCCTGCGGATACGCCGCCACGATCTCGGCTTGCGCGCCATACGCGGCATCGATCACGAACTGCGTCGCCTGGCCTTTCAGTTCCGTCGGCAACCGCCCGAGGGCGTCCTTGAGTTCAGCGATCCCGCGAATCGTGAGCGCCGCGCTCATGCCATCACCAGCGGCACCGCGTGGCACGCCATCTCGACGCCCCGCATCTCGACGTTCTCCACGCTGGTGATCGCGAAGGTTTGACTCCCCAGGATCATCCGGGTTTTCGTCGTGACGCCTGGGTGAAAATCGCCGCGCACAAGATACGTCGCGGAGCTAATCGGCGTGCCCGCCACGGGCTCGATAAACACGCCGATGTCGTCGCCCGTGGTTTGCGACAGGCTGACGCACCACGCGGCCGGGTCCAGATCGATCCATGTGCCCGCCGGCCCCGGGTTCTGGAACGTGACGACGTGCCGCCAGTCGCCGCGCGCCATCACGCCACCGTCGGATCGCGATATGCCGCGAGCAGCGCGTAGATCTTCGGCCAGACATCCGGCTGCGATCCGTCGCCGCGGTCTTCGTAGTAGTAGGCCGTCAGCAGGTGGATCGCGTGCGTGACGGCGGCCGGTGCCGTCGCGGCGTCCCATGTCGGATCCGCGGCGGGGCCGAGGAACGACAGGATCGCTTCCTGCGCCGTGGCGAGCTTCTGCGCGATGTCGGCATCGTGCGCCGTGCCGGTGATGCGCAGATGGACCTTGGTCTGGTCGACCGTCCAGAGTGCCGGCAACGTGACGCGCGAGAATTCGAGCGTCACGCGGGCACCTCTTCATCGTCGGGCGCGGGCGTTGACTCCGGTGCGGCCGGCACGGTCGGGGGCTCGCGCTTCGCCAAGGTGGACAGCGGCCAGTCCTGCTGTTGCCGATACGGTGTTTCGCCGCCTGGCACCGGCCCGAGGCCAAACCATTCACTGCGCGCTTCGTTCGGCGACAGCACGCCCGCGCTCGTCGCGGTCTGCGCGGCTTGGACGCGGCTCATGGTGTCCATCCAAATTAGCAACGTGTCATCGAACTCCAGCGTG